CGACGCTTATAACGGGAAGGTCTGCTCTAGTATTTGTCTCAATCGTCCATACTCCAAGTTGAAAAGAGCCAGTCGCCAGAGTCAGTGCCTCGCAGTTTCTGTCTGCATTGTCATTACCAAAGACAAAAGCATAATTACTGTCCGACAGTGCGTTCGTGAAATTGACTGTATAATTCCCTGTCCCGTTATCGGTAATACTGCTCACGTTATAGCTAGCCCGGATCGCCACGGTGCCGGTGCCGTTGAAGTTCACAAAGGCTTTGGCGCGACCTGATGCGATCTCGGCCGGCGTGCTGGTGTTGGCGCCGGCGCTGTCGGCCAGCGTAGTCACTTTCGCCGTGGTGAGCGCGGTGGCACCATCGGTGCCGAGCACGATGTTGTTGCTGCCGGCGCTCGGGTTTTTGAGGTTGGTGGTGCTGAGTGTGCTCATGATCAGCCCTCGTAAAGAATGTTGATCGACCCGGCGTCAAACGTGTCGGTGCCGTTGACGGTGGTGATGCGGATGCGGTCGAGGGTGCCGGAGAGGGTTTTAGAGCCTGAAGCGTTGCAAACGCGAGGAACTGCAGGGGCTACAAAACCGCCATCAAACGCCCACGTATTGCCCGTAAGTAGCTGGATTCTTGCAGCTCCAGAGGTAACGGAAGCGGCAGTCAGGCCAACACTTGCAATAAACCCATCCGTCGCCGTCCCTTGGTTTGTTGCTTGGATGACGCCAGATGTGTAGCCAGTGTTTTCGATGCCGCCAGAATCGCCCAGTTGAATTAAATAATTGCTGGTTCCACTGAGACTTACTTGGTCAAACATCACCGTCACCCGCTTCACCCAACTTGGAATCCCGGTGAAATCCACACTGGTGCCGGTTGCGGTCTTGGCGGTCTCCAGCACCATGCGCCCGTTGACCCAGCTCAAGTTCCCCGCACCATCGGTGCCAAGGATATTGCCGGCTGAGCCATTCCCACTGGGCAGCACCAGCGTGTTCGATCCCGCCACCGCCGGAGCGTCGATCTCGGTGTAGCCGGAGGTGGAGCCCGCGAGCCTTAATGTCATGGCTTCACTCGTAGAGGATGTTGATGGAGCCGGCGTCGAAGGTGTCGGTGCCGTTGGAGGTGGTGATGCGAACCCGATCGAGCGTGCCGGAAAGTGTCTTGGTGCCGGCGCCGAAGCGGCCGCCTGCTGCGTTAGAAAACGCCCCGACGATCTGGCAGATCCAAGTGTTGGAGCTCACCAGGCTCAACGTGTAGACAAACTGGCGCGTAGATGCAGTGCTGCCAGAGTTGTCGAGGAAAGCGGTCGAGAAGTTAGCCGACCCGCTGAAGCCATCGTTGATCGAACCAACGTAGCCAGTCGCTTCAATTCCGCCGCTGGTGCCGAGTTGAACCCCGACTTGCGCCGTGCCATTCGTGCTGACGCCGTTCAGCATCACCGTGATCCGCTTGGCCCAGCTGGGGATACCGGTGAAATCGATCGAGGTGCCGCTGGTTGAGGCCTGAGCTGTGGCAGCAACCGGACCCACGCCGGAGGTGATCCCCGTGACTGGTCCTGATCCATCGAGTGAAATGGGCATGATCCTTTCGGGTTAGACGATCACCCAGCTGGCGCCGGACGGGACGGTGACAGTGGCGCCTGCGTTGATCGTAACGGGGCCGGCCGAGACCGCATTTTTGTTGGTGGTCAGTGTGTAGCTGGTGGTGACGGTGTTGCCGTTCTCCAGGAATACCGCGTCCGCGCCTCCGCCAGTGGCGCCTCCGCCCACGGAAGACCATGCGCTGCCGTTGTAGCCCTCGAACTGGCTCAGGTCGGTGTTGAACCGGATCATGCCCGATGTGGGCGAGCCCGGCCGCTGCGCCGTGGTGCCAACCGGCAGATCCAGCACGCCGGTGCCGGTCAGCAGCACATCACCGCCGAACGTGGCGGTGCCGGTGAAGGTGGGGCTGGCTGCTGGCGCCAAACCGAGGTTCGCGCTGGCCAGCGTGCCGATCGTGATCCACGCGTTGTTCGCCGCATTGCGCAGCTTCAGCAGGCCCGTGGTGGTGTCCGCCCACCACTGATAGGCGTAGGTGGTGCTGGGCTCTGAGGCCCCGCTGTTCTGGCTGACGATCGCCGCCAGCGCATTGTTCAGGTCCTGCCGGAAGGCGAGGCCAGACTGGTTGGCCAGGTTGTAGTCGTGCTGAGCCATGCCTTAGATCTGCCTCCCGAACCCGATGGCTGTGTAGGTGAACTGGCGGCTCACGGCACTGCCGGCGCTGTTCCTGAATGTTACTTGGAATCCGGTCCGCGTCACGGACGCTATCGCGAAGTAATCGCCGGTGGCCATGTTGAAACCCGTCACGCCGACACTGGGCGCCTCGAAGAAGGCGTTAGCGAAGGTGACGGTATACGCGCCCGCGCCACTTGTCAGCACCGCCGATTGCTCGGTGCGTTGCTGCAGCTCCAGCTCGGCGCCCAGCTCCTCGATGATGATGTTCTGCGTCGGGTCGGTGCTGGTGGCCACCGTCTTGAACTGGAAGCCACGGCCCCGCACGATCGCGTTGGCGAACTCGCGCCAGGTGCTCCAGGTCGGTGTGCCGCTGGGGTCGTCCTGCGTGGTGCGCACATAGGTGAGCGCGTTCACGCGATCGGCGCCGGTGCCGTCGATGAAGTCCCAGGTGTCGATGTCATCGAGGTGGTCATCCCAGAAGTCGCCGGGGATGTAGGGCAGGGTGACCAGCCTGCGGCGCAGGTTGCAGTCGAACACGCCGGGGAACGAATACGTGCTCCCGAACTCGTATTCGCCCGCCGGCAGCACGCCGCCCACGCTGTCGATCGATGCCAGCGCGTCCCAGTCGCCGTCAGTGGCCATCTCATCCACCGCGAGGCCGGTGCTGATGATCAGGCCGCTGGCGCCGTCCGCTTCGGCCAGGCTGGCCACGTAGAACATGTCGGTGTAGTTGCCGTTGAAGGGCGGGCTCTCCAACTCCTCCGCGTAGGTCTGCACCAGCTGCCGCGGCTGCGGTGTGGGCAGGTCCACGATCACGGTGCTGGCCACCAGCGATCGGCGGCCGCCGTCATCCTCGAACTTGACCAGATAGGTCCCCTCGAGCAGCGGCACCTGCTTCTGCGTCTGGCTGCCGGCTGCAGCAGCCACGATCTCCTGGCTCTCCTCCCAGATCGCGCCGGTGAGCAGCACGCTGTGGCGGATCAGCACCTTGCCCCCGAGCACCACGTCGAGCTCGGGGGAGCGGTCCCAGCTCAGGATGGCGCTGGCGCCATCGATCGGGATCAGCGACAGGCCGGTGACGCTCTCGGGTGGTGCGGTCTTGCCGAAGGCCTGCACCGTCAGCTTGGCCGGCTCCACTGACTGCCGCAGGCCAGCGTTCAGGCTGTAGGCCTGCACCTCATAGACGCCGGCGGTGGTGTCGAGGATCTCGAAATCGGGCCGCGACTGAGTGGTGCTGGTCCAGTTGCCGTTCTGCGGCCGCCAGCGCACGCGATACTCGTTCACGCCGACCACCGGCTGCCAGCTGATGATCAGCTTGGCTAGCGCGCGGCCGTTCAGCTCGTAGAGCGTCTCGGCGGCCTGCAGGTTGGTGGGGGCCTCCGGGATGATGTTCAGGTCGGTGATGTCCCGCGGCTGCAGCGCCGCCCCGCGCTCGATGTAGTCGTACTTGCTGGCGTTGTAGGCCAGCGCGCTGATCGCGTACTTCGCGCCGTCCTGCTCCTGCACGCTAAGCACGCGCCAGGTCGAGGTCTGGATGTTTGAGGTCTGGTAGAGCCAGACGCTGTTCGCGTTGGGCGCTGCGGCCAGCGGCGTGGCGAGGCTGACCACGTTGCCGGCGATCGCCGTCACCGCACTGCTCTGCACCGTGCCATCAGGCAGGATCGCCGAGAGGGTGGCGGCTGCACCAGCTGCGAGCCCGCTGGCATCGTCAACGGTCACCGTGGTGGTGGTGGCTGCAGTGATGCGGCCGCCGCGCCGTGAGCCGGCCTTCACCGGGTCGCTGATCTCGATGATCTGCCCCGGCCTCACCACCACGCCGGCATCGATCGATGCGGTGAAGCTGACCACCTCGCCTTCGTACTGCTCTGAATAGAGCAGCCACTCGCCGATCCTGCTGGCCTGGCCACGAGAGGTGCAAGCGAAGGCGCTGATCTGCGTGGAGACCACGCCGTGCTTCGCGATCGCGGCCTGGTCCTCGACCACCTCGTAGGCGATGTCCCGGCTTGGCAGGTCGAGGTAGCTGACCACCGCCACGGTCGGGCGGGTCTTGCGGCTGCTGCCCTGATAGTTAAAGCCCTCCTCGGAGACGTTGGCCAGCGTGAACAGGTAGGCCGAATCGGCCGGCCGATCTTGGCTGATCGTCAGCGCGCCGGTGCTCCAGTACGGCATGGCCCGGAACACCGAGCACATGTCATTGATCAGCTTGTAGGCCTCCTCGGCCGTCTGGATGTTGATGTTGCAGGAGAAGCGCGGCTCAAAACCGCCAAAACCGTCAGGGACCAGCGTCGAGGCGTACTGGCTCGCGGCATAGAACGCCCACTTGTCGAGCTGCTCTGCCTTGACGTGATCGCCGAAGCCGTAGCGCGTGGAGGTGAGCAGATCCCACAGGATCCACGCCGGATCAGAGCACCACTGCGCTGCACCAAGGGTGCCGTTCCAGATGCCGCTGTAGACCAGCCGGCCGTTGGTGGTGTCCACCGTCGCGTTGGACGGGATGCGCACCTTGATGCCGCGGATCAGGTAGGTGCGGCTCGGGATGCTCGAGAATTGCTCAGCGTCCACCCGCAGGCCGACCAGCGCGCTGTTGGGGTAGCGCAGCTTGGCGTAGGTGATCTCGGTGTAGGTGGACCAGGTGAAGGCGTTGGCCAGCTTGGCGCTGCTGCTGTCCGGCGTGATCCGGGTCACGCGGATGTCGGCCGGCGTGGTGGCCAGCTCCACCAGGTAGTCGCGCTGATAGGTGTCAGCGGTGCGGCCGGCGATCGTGTCATCGATCACCGTGGTGTAGCCGCCGCCGTACTGCACGGCGATCTGCAGGCGCACCCTCGCGCCGTTCACGTCGCCTTCGTTGGTGAACGATTGCAGCTGCGGCACCGTGATCGTGATCCGCGCTGCGTCCACGTTCGGGTCGGTGATGGTCCGCACGATCGGGGTGGCCTGCTGCACCTGCACGCCGACCGGCTTCTCGTCCTCGATGCCGGGCGATCCGGGGATGTAGGACTGGTTCTGCGTGCCGTTACGGGTGTAGACGGTGACGTTTCGGAAGTTGTAGGAGCCGTCTGCGTTCTGCAGCTGCGTGTTGTTGAGGAAGATCGACTGCGCGCCAGCCTTGAGGCCCTGGATCTCGCCCTCGCTGATCAGATCCACCACCTGCGCATACTGCGCGCTGTTCAGGTTGTCGGCCGCTTCCGTAGGAGTGCGCTGCTGCTGGCCGCCGCCGCCTTTGCCGCCGCCGCCAGCACCTGCGATCGCGCCCAGGCCGAGGCCTGCATTGTGAACGCGGATCCCGCCAGCGATGAACGTGTGATGGCCCTCAACGGTGAGGTTGTAGACGGTGCCATGGCAGAGCTCGGCCTTGCCGACGATCGGCCGCAGGTGGCCGTTTTCATCCACCAGGCAGTCGTCGCTGCTCAGCGTGTCGATCTCAACGAAAGCGTTGAACTGGTTGAGCACCCAGTGATTTGGCGTGGCGTCGAGCACGGCGCCGCCCCACAGGCGGTAGCGGTTGACTCGCTCTCCTTCGTGCTCATGCACCTTGAGGATCTTGGCCTGATGCACCTCGCCCAGATCATCGAAGCTGAGCACCAGATCGCCGGGCTGCAGCTCATCGATGCGCCGCTGACCATCGGGCACCCGCACCAGGGTGTGCCCTAAGAAGCATCCACCACCACCTGCGCCGACGATCCTGCTCATCCCGCCACCTGCACGGTGTCAACGCCGGCCGAGATCACCACCGAGCCCACCAGCGTCTCGCCGTAGACCACGGGCACGGGCACGCCCTGGCGGCTGGTCTGCTGGATGCCGGAGAAGCTGTAGGACTTGCGCGGGTCCTGGTCGGTGTTGGATGCCGCGCCCTGCGGCACCTTCGGCACCGGCGTGAGCAGCTGCGCCACACCGCCGAGCACCAGAGAGGCGCCAACGCCCACCAGCAGCTGGACGCCGAGAGCGCCAATGCCTGGCACCAAGAAGCCAACGGCCAGCAGCACCACGCCGGCAATAATCCGCCCCACCGCACCAGCACCCGCGAGCACTGGCACGATCTTGATCTGCTGCTGGCCGGCCGGGTCGTGGATCTCCTCGAGGCTCAGGTCATAGCCGCCGACGCTCACCCGGTAGTGCTGGTCGGCCATGTGCTTCTCGAGCTGCGGGAAGTTGGCCAGCAGGAACCTCACCGCCTCAGCAGCGGTCGCCACCTCCGCGCGGAACACGCGCCGGCCGAGGAACTTTGCCAGCCGCCCATAGACCCGGATCTCGCGCAGCATGGCCCCGCTCAGCCTCCACCCATCGTAGTGAACTCGGGATGGCGTAACCGCCGGCCCGTGCATTTCTGCAGCCACCCGCCATAGAGGTCGCGGCTGCTCAGCCTGCCGCGGATGTGATGCAGCACCAGGCCGTCGCCGATGTAGACGCCGACATGATTCAGACCCGGCCCGCTGATGCTCATCAGCAGCGCATCACCCGCCTGCAGTTCATCCTCATCGTCCAGCTCGCGGAAGCCTGCGGCCTTCCAGCAGCCATCGAACATCGGCGCCGCCTCGAAATCCTGCGGGGTCAGCGGACGCTCCCAGTCGGGCAGCTGGAGGCCCTGCGCCTGCCACCAGTCGCGCGCCAGCGTCCAGCAGTCGGTCACGCCCCACGCCCATTCACGGCCGATCAGCGGCGCCTTGTACCCCGATGGTTCGCAGCCGCCCCATGCTTCGGTCTTCGGGTTGACGATGTGCCATGGCAGCCCGCTCTTCTCGCACGCGACCAGATCCGGCCCGCTGGGATGCGGCGGGGTGACGGGGTGGCTGTGGATCACCGCGATGATCTCGCCGGCATCCTCGGCGGCCGCGTAGTCGTCGGGGCTGAGGATGAACTGATCGGTGCCGCCGGAGAGGTTCTGACACGGCCAGTAGCGCTCGCGGCCCTTGACCACCACCAGCAGGCCACAGGCTTCGCGGGGATCCTCGGCCTTGGCGTGATCCAGTGCTGCGGTGCGCCAGGTCATGATCAGACGGTGTAGGTGCCGATGCCGGGGAAGGAGCCGAAGGGCAGATCAGCGGTCGCGCCGAAATGCGCCTTGCAGGCATCGAGCGTCTTCTCGCAGGTGGCCAAGCCGCCGGTGTAGCCGCACTCCGCCGACTTGTAGACCCACTGGCAGATGTTCGCGATGCACTGCCGCTTGGGTGCTCGCACGCCGGCCAGATCGAATGAGGCAGCGAGCTCGAACTCCACCACGTCGCGCGTCTCGGCCACCTTTCGATCCACGTAGTAGATCTCGCGCGGGAACTCCGCGGTCGGGTCTGGCGTGCCGTAGGGGTTGGTGCCGCCGGGGAAGTTGCCGCCGTCGATGTAGCGGGCCAGCGTGCGGATCCGCGTCAGCTTCGCGCCCTCCAGCCCATCAGGCAGGCTGAGCAGCAGCGCCGTGATGGTGCCGAGGATGTTGCTCACCCGCACCTTCGGCCGTGGCAGCTGGCCGTTGCCGCTGTATTCGAAGCCCTCGCCCTCAATCGGGAAGCGCAGGTAGTTCTGGCCGTTCCAGATCAGCTCGCCGTTGCTGTTCAGGCTGGTGCCAGCGTGGAAGCGATAGGTGTCCGCCACGCCGTGCTGCACCGCGTTCAGCTCGAGCTCGAACAGCTCAATGACGGCGCTGGGTGCGATCGCCTGAAGGTCAGAGACGGGGACAGCCATCAGGGCTCAAACACCTCGCGGAACTTGGCGCGCAGCTGGTTGTTGTTGCAGTTGCTCAGCGTGATCTGCCAGCTGTCGCAAACGTATTTGCCAGCCGTGCCGCGGGGTGGCGTCCAGTCGAAGCTCTCCACCCCGCCGCGTGCATCGAGGAAGGCTGCGATCTGATCGCGCTCGGTGTCGTCGCGGTTGGAGAAGGTCAGGTCCCACTCCTTCGGGTTGGTGTTCAGGCCGAAGCGCACCCGCTGCTCGTAGCCGTCGCCGGCCTTGAAGCGGTTGACGCGCGGCTGGCTCGACTCGGTGGCCTCGAAGCTGGGGGTGAAGGTGAAGGTCGCCATGATCAAGCCGCCAACAGTCCGCCGGGCCGCTTCTGGCGGACCAGCTCATTCTGCACCGCCTGCGAGATCGCGCGGCCCAGCTGCTCGCCCTGGCCGCTGTTGCCCTGCACCTGGCTGCCGGTGGCGTCCACGTTCACGGTGACGTTGGTGCCACCGCCGCCGCCCTTCATCGCCACCGGGATCCGCCGGCCATCGGGCAGGGGCACATAGGCCTCGGGCATCGAGCCCTCGCCGAACATGGCCAGCTGTGGGCTGTTGGCGATGCCGCCGGCCGCGTACTTGCGCAGGGGCATCGGGCCGTCGCCGGTCATGATGCCGCCATTGGCGAAGCCGAACGCCGAGGTGAGGCCCTTCACGATCGGCGCCACCACCATGGTCTGCGCGATCTGGCGGGCGATGTCCTTCAGCACGCCGGCCGCGATCTGCCGGAGGCTGTCGCCCCAGTTGTCGGTGCCGTCGATCAGCAGATCGATCGCCGAGCCGATGCCGTTGCCGATCGAGTTGGCGATGCCCTCGACCAGCTGCCGCTTCTGCTCGTAGGCCTGCTGCAGACGGGATAGCGCCTGCTCCTCGGTGTTGAGGCCCTCGACCACGCCCTGCAGCGCTTGCTGGCGCAGGATGGTGTCCGCGAGGATCTTCTCGACGGCGATCCGCTGCTGCTGCGTCAGATCGTTGCCCTGCAGGTCCAAGGTCAGCTGATCACGCAGCTTCTGCAGACTGGCATCCTCGGTGCGGGCCATTCGCTCCCGCTCCGCCACCTGCCGCGCCAGCTCAGGGGTCAGCCCACTGCGCTGCAGCTCCAGCATCCGCTCGAAATCTTCCCGCTGCTCACGCACCGACTTGCGCTGTTGATCCAGCTGGCTGGTGATGGTGCCGAGCTCGGCCTGGCGGCTGTTGACCAGCTCACCAGCCGCCGCGGCCAAGCTGGCCGATCGGTTGGCGCCAGATGCTGCATCGAGCCGCTTGCCTGCCGCATCGATGCCGCTCATGTCCACGCCAGAAGCCGCTGCAGCAGCCGCACCGGGCCGCCCGATCAGCTGCCGCGCGCTGCCCACCGGACGTGCCGCAGAGCCGCCCTGCAGGTGCAGCAGCCGCATCCGGCCCTCGGGGGTGTCGATCTCCACCGCATAACCGCCGGCGCCGGTGAAGCCGAGATCACGCAGCAGGCTCGCGCCGCCCTTCAGGCTGACGCCGCTGCCGCTGGGGGTGCCGAAGTCGATGCCGCGGTGGAAGCTGCGGCCGAACAGGCTGCGCGGGCCATAGCCGCTGGTGACGCCGTAGCTCGAGGGGCTGCGGCCGTTCACGCTCAGGTAGCGGTCTGCATCGGCTGCGCTAATCGGCCGGCCATCGGCCCAGCGCGCATCAAGGTGCGGGCCGGTGCTCTGCCCGGTGCTGCCGGTGCGAGCAATGATGCCGCCGGATGTCATCGGGGCGCCCATGGCACTAGCAGCGCCGCGCGCACCTTCGCGCATCTTGGCCGCCATCTTCTCGGCGCCGTCCACCAGGATGTCCCGGATCCCGCGCGCCACGTTCAGCTTGTAGTCCTCCAGCGTGCGCTCGAGCTGCACCTTGCGATCGGTAGCGTTCTGCTCGATCTGGATCTTCTGCTCGGTGAAGCGCCGCGTGGCTTCGTTTAGTCGGGCCTGCGTGTCGAGCGCATCGGTGCTCAGGCCAGCGCCGCGCAGCCGCTGCCGCTCGGCCTCCAGTGCAAAGTCCTGCTGCTGTTCCCGCACTCGCCGCCGTGCTTCTTCCGTGCTGCGCTCCAGCTCCAGCCGCTGGTCGCCCAGCTGGCGCTCGAGGTCGGCCGCGCGCTCGATCGACTGCTCGCGAAAGTCCGCCAGCCGCTTCTCCATCTCCTCGCGGAGCTTCAGCTGATCGGCCAGGTTTTTCTTGGCCTTCTCCATGGCCGCAGCGTCGCGCCCTGCCTCGCGCTCCTTCCGCGCAGCCTCTTGGTCGGCCTTCTGCTCAGGCGTTAGCTCCTGCGCCTTGTCGCGCGCCTTGGCTGCAGCCTGGCGGTTGGATTCCACAATCGCGTCGGTGCGCTGCTTAATGAACGCATCCACCTCGGCGCGGTTGGTGAACGCGCCCAAGAAGCCGAATTTCTGCCGCGCTTCGCTCTGCGCCTGCAGCTGCGCGATCAGCTTCGACTGAGCCTCACCACCGCCGCCGGCCAGGTCGGCAGCCCGCTCGAGCACGCGCGTGAAGGCTTGGATCAGCCTTACCGCCGTGGGGCCGAAGGTCTTGGCGATCTGGATCCCGAGCCGCTCGGTGGCGATCTGCAGATCCTTCACGGCCTGCGCGCCCGTGTTGAACTGTTCGTTCAGCTTGCCGAGCTGGGTCTCCTTCAACTTGTTCAGCGCCGACAGCACCACGTCGGTGGTGACCTTGCCATCAGAGGCAAGCTCCTTCAGCTGGCCGATCGTGACGCCGAGCTCCTTCGCGATCGCCTGAGCGGCCAGCGGCGCCTGCTCACGGATCGAGCGCAGTTCCTCGCCCTGCAGCACACCGGACGCCAGGCCCTGCTTCAGCTGGATCAGCGCGTTGCTGGTCTCCTGCGCCGTCGCGCCGCTGTTGCGCGCAGCAGCAGAGAAGCCGATGAAAGCGCCCTCGAGCTCCTTCAGGGTGATGCCTGTGGGGCGCAGCGAGGCGTAGAGGCTGGCGAAGCTGTCCTGAGCTTCGGTGTTGCTGATCCGCAGCGTCTTGGCGATCCGCTCAGTGGCAGCCTGCGCCTGGTTGTATTCGCCGAACTGGTTGGTCAGCGCGCGGAGGCGCACCTGCGCGCTCTCGGCCTGCATCCCGACATCGGCCACATACTTGACGGCCAGCGTGCCGCCAGCGGCCGCCGCAAGGCCTCCCAGGCCGCCGCCCATGGCGAGCAGGCCGGAGATGCCACCGCGGGGTGATACGGCGCCTGTCAGCTTGCGCTGCTTGGCCTCGAGCTCATCGATCTGCTTGCCCAGCCTGCGGTAGGCCTGGCTATTGATGTCTACGTTGTCGCGCAGCGACTTCAGCGCGGCGATGTGGCTGCGCAGGCCGGCGGTGGTATTGCCGGCCGCACGGGCCATCCGCGCGATGTCGATGTTGGCCTGGCCGAGCGCCGCCTTCGTTACCTTTGACTGCTGCTCAAGCGACTGCAGCCCGCGCTTCAGCTGGTCGAGCCCCGTGCCCTCCAGCTTCGCGGTGAACTTGATTGCCGTGTCGAGGGTCATCGCCATGGCTCAGCCCTCCCGGTTCATCGCCGCCAGCGCTGCGCCTTCCATCACCTGCAGATCCTCCAGGAGCGCGCGCGGGTCGTCCACTGAGTACATCTTAAAGAGCCAGG